ACGAGCCAGCATGGCGGTCACCTGCGCCTCCGACTTGCGAAAGCTCGCCGCATCCGGCGTCGTCACGTTGAAAGTCACCTGCACCGCTTGCCCCATGCCGCCGCCGGCCACGCCGAGGCGTCCGTCCGAACCGCGGGCAAGCGGCAGGATCGCCTCCGACCCCGCCTCACCCATCAGCCCCACGTCGCCGCCCGGCATCGGGAAGAAGGTCGGCCCGCCGACCACGCCGCCGTCGGCGAAGGGAATGGTCCGCCCCGGCACGCCACCGCGTTCGAAGGGCAGCAGATTGGCGAAACCCGAAGTCAAGCTGGACGTCAGGTTGGAGGCCGCTCCGGAAATCAACTTTTCGAGGGGCGCCAGCCCGGCGTCGAGTGCGATTGCCGACATGCGCGCCGCAAGACCGCGCAGCACATCGTCGAGACTGCGTCCATCGACAGCCGCCTTCTGCAGCGCCCCGGTCATCGCGGCACCAAAGGCGTTGGCGCGGCGCTCGAGTTCGGCAAGCCCGCGCTCGGTCGCCTCGATGTCGTAGTCGGGCAAATTGAAGTCATTCTCGGCCATCTGGTTCTCCATCCGGATAAAGGCGTGCGAGTGCCTCCAGGTCGGAACGCACGGGACCGAGGGCACGCAAAGGTGCAAGCGGCGCAGCCATCAGCGTCAGTTCCTTGAGGCTAAGCGCCCAGAAGTCGTGTGGTGACAGCCGCAGGCGTGCGAGGCCAAACCCGATCAATGCGTCCCAGGGGATGGGAGATTGCGCATCCGGTGTTTTCGTCACGTCTGCGGCGGCGGAGGGTTTGGCCCCTCTCCCGCACCGAACGCCGCGACCAGAAGCTCGGCCGCGATCCGCGCCATTTCTGGCACCCCGCCGTCGAAAGTCATCGCGGCGACATCGGCGTCATCCGCCAGATTGCCGCCGCCCCTCAGTCCGGCGCCCAGAATGCGGATCAGATCGGAGGAAGAGAAGGTTCCGGCACCAAGCCTTGCACAGAGGGCGGAAAGCCCATCGGTCTCATAGGCGCTTTCGAGTTGCGCGAGAGCGCCGAGGGTCAGGCAGAGGATCCGGCTCTCGCCGTCAATCCGTGCCGTCACCTCGCCGCGCAACCGATTGGGCGGACGCGCGAAACCACTCATCAGGCCGCTCCGAAGACCGGTTCGCCGGCGGATTCGAGCGCGATCTCGAACGTGACCTCGCCGTCATGGCGGCCGGCATATTCGAGAGCGACGATCTGGAACGGGCCGGTGACGGACCCGAAATCGGGAATGATCACCTGCCAGGCGCGGATCTCGCCGGAGAAAAACACCTGTCGGACGAGCGCGTCGCTTGCGGAGTCCTTGAACAGCCCACCGCCCGAAAGGCTCGCGCGCTGCACACCCGCGCCTGCCAGCAATTCTCGCCAGCGCCCGGCGGATTCGGCGTCGGTCACGTCGACGGCGGCCGCGTTGAAGGCGAGCCGACGCGCCCGCAACCCGGCCACCGTCACATAGCTGCCGCTACCGTCGTCGATCTTGAGAAGCAGATCCTTGCCCTTCTGCGCGCTCATTGGCGTCTCCCTTCGGGGTTTGATGTCAGGATGCGGCTGGTTCGAGAACCGCGCGGAATTCCAGCCGCGCGCGGATGTGACGCGATTTCGTATCGCGTCCGGTCCGGGTTCTCAGATGCCGCAGATTGACCAAATGAAAGCCCGGCAGGGTCAGCGCTGCATCGTGCAGCGCTTTGCGCACCGCGTCGGCCAGTTCCGCTGCCTGCTTCCGGCCACGCACCTCGGACCAGACCTCGATCTCGAAACGGTGTTCTGCGCCGTCTTCGGTGCCTGTGGACCAGTCCTCGATCCGCCAGTCGCCGAAGGTCACATAGGGTGGCTCAATCCGTTCCGGGCGGCCGTCGAAAATCCTGTCCGCGCCCGCGAGCGCACTCACGCCGGTCTCGGACGTCAGCCGCTCGAAGACGGCCCGTTGCAGCGCGTTCGCACTCATGGCGCCATCTCCTCGCACAGGCAGGTGAGATAGGCGCCGCTCTCGTCCGGATCTGAGACGGCGCGGATCGCGAGCGCCCGGCCGCGCCAGGTAAACCGCATGCCACGCAGGATGTCGTCGCGGGCTCGGATGGTCACCTCATGCGTGAGCGTGGCCGCGGCAACGCCCGCCTCCTCGCCGTGCCGGACCGACACCGGTCTGATCGCGCCCCAGAGACCGGTCACGGTCGTCCAGCCCGCACTCGCCCCGCCCTGGCCGTCAGGCGTCTCGCCCGGCGCTTCCAACGTCAGCCGCGCGTCGAGCCATCCCGGATCCCTGAAAGTGAGCCGCATCAGATTGCCCTCCGCATCCAGGGGGAAATCAGCGTACTGTAGCCTTGCGGAATGGCGGCCGGCTGCATGGCGGGGCTGACCGCGCCGCGGAATTCGTACATCAGCGCCACATGCAGAAGCATGGCGCGGCGGAGTTCGGGCGGAATGTCGGTGGCGGTTCCGAAGCCGGCGGTGAAGTCGATCTCGATGCCGTTTATGCGCCGTGACGTCGTGGCTCTTCCGGGCAGAAGGAGACGCGCCGGCCGCGCCCGTCCGTCAAGCGTCATTCCGGCCAGGTCGAGTTCGACCGGATCGCCGCCGGAATCGTAAACCGTCACGGAATCAATGGCTTCAACCGGAGACTTGGGGATCTGAATCACCGGCATGTCCGGCCAGTCGTCGAGGAAGAGCCGGAAGCTCTGGGTCATCAACGCGAGCCCCGTCTCCGCCTCGCAATGGGCGCGGGCAGCCGCAATCAAACCGCTCACGAGATCGTCCTCGTCGCTCGTATCGATACGCAGATGCGCTTTCGTTTCGGCGAGCGTCAGCGGCTCGCCGAGCGCCGGCCCGGTGAGGATCAGGGTCATGGAAAACTCCGGTCAAAAGAGAAAACGGATGCCGCCCCGGATGCGGGAGGTCGGACAGTCCGGGACGGCATCCCGGCCTCCCCGCGCATGATCGCGCGAGGAAGGTTGCTTGTCTGCTTTCGGCTTACGCCTCGGCGAATTTCAGCAGCTTGATCGCCTCGAAGTTCTGCACCCCGCCGCCCACGCGCTTGGTGGTGTAGAACAGCACGTAGGGCTTGACCGAATAGGGGTCGCGCAGCACCCGCACGCCCACCCGGTCGACGACGAGATAGCCGCGGCGGAAATCGCCGAAGGCAATCGCCAGCGCATCGCTGTCGATGTCCGGCATCGCCTCGGCTTCCGTCACCGGAAAGCCCATCAGCGAGGCCTCACCGCCCGCGGCGGCCGGCGGCATCCACAGATAGGCGCCGTCGGCATCCTTGAACTTGCGGATCTCGGCCTGGGTCGAGCGGTTCATCAGGAAGCGCCCGTTCTGCCGATAGCCGGCCTTGAGCGCGTAGATCAGGTCGATCAGCTTGTCGGACGGGCTCGTCCCGAAGGCGCCGTCAGCGCCGCTCGCCACATGGCCGAGCTTGCCCCATTCCCACGTCCCGTCGGCGATGGTCTCATAGTCGACGAGCCCGCGCGGCTGGCTTTCGCCATCGCCGGTGATGAAGGCCGCCGCTTCCTGTTCGGCGAAGGCTGCCTCCACTTCCGATGCGATCCAGGCCTCGACGTCGATCGCCGCGTCATCGAGCAGCGAGGCGGTGGCCGCCGGCATGGCGTAGAGTTCCATCGTCGGAAACTGCAGCTCGGCCAGCTGCGCCGTATTGGTCTGAGGCCGCGCATCCGTCTCGCCCACCCAGCCGGTCGCCATCCCGGATATCGCGAAGGGCTTCTTCAGCACCGCGCCCGAGACCTGCCGGACGGTGGCGATCGCCCGCATCGGCGAGAGCGTCGTCAGCCTCCGCCCGATCTCGGTATCCAGTTCGTCGGGCACCAGATAGCCGCCATTCGGGTCGCTGCCGATCGACATCGCCTTGGCTTCCACCTGGCGCAGCTCGTGTTCGTCGCCGCGACGGATATAGGCCGAGAACGCCTCCTTGTGCTCGTTGCCGGGCCCATCGTTGCGGGCACGGCCGAGCGGCGGCCGGGCGCGCTTCAGGACCAGGTCGTCGAGCACCCGCTTGTGCTCGTCGATGGCGCGGTTGATCCGGTCCACCTTCTCGACCGAGATCACATCGGGTGCCGCGCGCCGCTCGATCTCGTCGAGACGCCGGTCGTTGGCCTCGCGGAAATCCTGGAAGGTTTCCATGAACTCGTCGAAGGCGGCGGCGATATCGCCGTCGGCCACCTTCGTTTCAAGGTCGCCACCCGGTTCCTTGCGACCCTTCGTCTCGAGGCCCTTCACATCCGGGCGAGCGCCCGTGTCATGCGTCATGTCCATGTCCTTGGTCCTTTCGGTTGGTAAGTGTCAGTGGCGGGACGCGACCGCGCGGGCTGCCCTGCGGATCGCAGCCGCGAGGCCGGATCGCCCTGCTATTTCGCGACCGCCCAGATGCTTGACGCTGGTCACTCGCGCGCCGGGCTGCATCGGGAAGGTGACGACGGAGATTTCCCAGAGATCGGCCGAGAGGATGCGGCGGATGCCGTCTCCGCCCTTGCGGGAGGCGCGTACCGTGCGGAAGCCGATCGACAGCCCGTCGACGGCGCCCGATTTCATCAGTTCGTGCACCTCGCGGCCGCGCACAGTGGCGAGCGCCAGCTTGCCCTCGACGAAGAGCCCGCGTCCGTCCTCCCGGATTTTTGTCCAGCGGCCGATCGGCTGGTCCGGATCGTGCTGGAACAGCATACGGATCTCGCCCGGCCGGCGTCTGCCGAGACACTCGGCGAAGGCGCCGGGTTCGATCACGTCGCGGCCCAGATCGACCGCGCCGAAAATGCTCGCATAGCCGGAAAACCGGCCGTCGCCCGCCACCGTGTCGAGTTCGAGGTCGACACGCTTCTTCTGCCAGCCGCCCGGTCGCGCGCCTGTCGTCATGGTCTGTCCTTTCGATGCTGATCGTGAAAGTGCCGCGCGGGCTCAGCCGCCGGTTTTGTTGCCGCCCTTGCCGTCGTCGCGGCCCACCTTGTCGGCGATGCGCACCAGCGCGCCGAGAATCCACCAGACGCTCATGCTCGCCGCCGCCGATCCCATCAAAAGGATCTCCGGCGGCCCGACCTGCGCCGTGATCGCGAATTTCTCGGCCAGCGCCGCCCCGACGGGTGCGCCGAAAACCAGCCCCGAGGCGAGGCTGGCCAGTGCCCGCGCGGTAGCCTCGCGCATACTCTTCGGCATCAGGTAGGCCAGCGACACCAGCGCGCCCGCCACCGAGCCGCACAGCCGCGCGGCCAGCATCGCGGGATCGGGATCGATCGAGCTCATCGCGCGCTCCTTCGTCTCATCCTGACTTGCAAGACTGATTCAACTGTCTGCGAATGTGATTCCGCCGGCCGCGCCAAGCGGTTGATATCCCACGGCTTCCCGCTTCTCGTCCGAGGTCAGGAAATCCGCCTCGCCGAGCCGTTTCCACAACTGCTCACGTTCGGAAGCGAGTCCCGGCAACTGGTCGGCATCGAAGGAGAGCCGCAGCTTTCCGCCATAGGCGGGGGCCAGCCAGCCGCTCATGGCTTCGGCCGTGCGCGCCACCAGCGGCATCACCGTGTGGCGGCAGAAGGCGCGGTTGGCCTCCTGATAGTTGGCATAGGTCAGGTCGCCCGGAATGCCGATCAGCATCGGCGGCACGCCGAGCGCCAGCGCGATGTCGCGCGCCGCCCCGTTGCGGGCCTCGGAGAAATCCATGTCCTTCGGCGTCAGTCCCATCGCCTTCCAGTCGAGCCCGCCTTCGAGCAGCATCGGCCGGCCGGCGCGGCTCGCACCCTGATAGCCCTCCTCGAGCTGCGCCTTCAGCCGGTCGAACTGTTCCTCGGTCAGGTTGCCGCCGTCCTTCGGCTGGTAGACCAGCGCGCCCGACGGTCGGGCCGAATTGTCGAGCAGTGCCTTGTTCCAGGTCATCGCCTGGTTGTGCATGTCGAGCGCCATCTGCGCGGCGCCGAGCGGCGGGAAGCCGGCATGGTCATCGAGCGGATGGAAGAGCCTGAGGTGCAGGAGCCCACGCCCCGCCACCGGATCGACCGGATAACGCCGCCGCGCCTGCCCCACCTGATAGTCGTGCGCCACCGGCCAGCCATCCGCGCCCTCGATCACCCGCACCCGGTCGGGCCTGAGCAGATTGAGCCCGATCAGCCCGTCCGCCCCCTCCACCGCCTCGATCCAGGCGTTTCCTGCGATCAGGAGATGCCCGTAGAGCGTTTCGAGAAACTCCGTGCCCGAGGCCTGCGCGTTGGGGCGGCGCAGAAGGTCGAGCAGCGGATGGGCATCGAGTTCGTTCGCCCCGTCATACAGAAGCCAGGGCGCGACGGCCGCCGTCTCGGAAATCATCCGCACCGCGCGGTGGGCGACCGGGTTCTTCATGAAGCCTTCGCGGGCAAGCGCCGCATAGCCCCTTCCTGACCAGGCCGCCCCGGTGGCCCCGCCAAGCGCCGCCAGCACCGCCGGATGCGATCCCGCCCCCGCCTTGCCCTCGGGCGGCTGGAGGGCTCTTTCTGAACGATCGGCGCGCGAACGGGCGCGCGCACCGCCGAACGGCAGGTGCAATGACCAGGCCATGGACTGTCCTCCAACAAAAAAGCCCGCCGGAATGGCGGGCTTGGTATCGATGCGCGCGGCGACCGCCCCTCTCCCCGTTGTGGGGGAGATGTCCCCGAAGGGGACGGAGGGCAGTGAAGCGGCAAGCTCCATCTCTGTTCTCGTCATGCCCGGACTTGATCGGGGCATGACGAAGATCGTTAGATCCGCCGGCCCATCCCCGCGCAGCAAGGACGTCCCTCTTCAGCCCCTCTCAGGCACCACGTAGTCCGCGGCCATCCGCATTTCCCTGAGCGGCCGCACTAGGTCGATCGATTCCTGATAGACCGGATGCGCCTTGTAGTCGGCGAGCTGCGCTTCGTCGTCGAACTCGCCATAGACCACGAAATCAACCTGCCCCGAGATCGGGTCGCGGCTCTTCACCTCGCCGATCTCCAGATGCCGCTTGTGCGGATTGGTGGTCAACAATTCGAGGCCCTTGCGGACCGCCTCGCGGTTTTCCTCGGCCGATACGCTGAAGAAGACGATGTGGCGCAGCATGTCATGTTCCTGATGTCGTTAGCCCGATGTCCTCGGCTGCCACCCGCCTAGACCATGCCGCGCCGAGGGTAAAGACCAAGCTCCTACTCACAAATGCCGCACCCCCGGTTCGCCCCTCCGGTTGAGCACAAGCTCGGCCAGCGCCCATACCAGCGCGTCTAGCCGGTCGGGCGAACGGCCGGAACTCAGCCCGTCCGGGCCGAAATCGCACATCTGGTCCTCGAGCGCCGGAAAATGGCCGGCATGGACCACCCGCCCCTGCTCGTAGAGCGCTGCCACCGGTTCGGCGCGCAGCCACTTGCCGCGGCTCGCCCGCACCTTCCTTATCGGCAGCGCCGCGTCGACGGTCCTGAGCACCGCCTCGACCATGTCGCCGCCCTGGTTGACCTCGGCGACGATGCAATCGGCGTCATAGCGGCGGTAGAGTGCGGTCACCGACTGCGCCCAGGCCTGAGGTCGGGCATTTTCCAGCGAGCCGTCCTGCAACACCACCGCGCGACCCTCACCGTCGAGACCCGCGACCACGATGCCGCAGCAGCTTTCGCGCGCGGCCGAACTTGCCGGGGGGTCGACCGCCACGACGATCCGCCGGAGCGGCCCGTGCTTGCGGATCACCAGCCCGTCGAGCTGGCCGCGCCGCCACAGCCCGTCCTCGCGATCCTCGATCAGTTCGCCGTCGAGTTCCTGCCGGCCGAGCCGGGTGCCGCCATAGCGCTCCGTCAACGCACCGATAAAACCGCGCGCCAGGTTCTGCGCATTCGCCGCCGTCGAAATCCGCGCGAGCCGCGTACCGGGATCGGCGACCAGCGCCTTCATCAAGGGCGTCGGGCGCGGCGTGGTCGTGACCAGTTGCCGCGGCTCCGCGCCGAGCCTGAGCCCGAACTGCAGCATGTCCCAGGTCTCGCGCTGGTGGCGCCATTTGCCAAGTTCGTCGCACCAGGCGACATGAAACTGCGGCCCGCGCAGCGCCTCCGGATCTTCCGAGGAGAACAGCTGCGCCACCGCCCCAGACGGCCAGACCAACCGCCGCCGCGTCGCCTCGAATTGCGGCCGGTCGAACCGCGCAATCGCGCAGATACCCGATACCCCGTCGATCATCACCTCGCGCGCATCAGAAAATGTCTCCCCCACCAGCGCCATCCGTCCGTCGCGCCCCAGGCCCGCAAACTGCCCGGTTGCAAGCCCGTGCACCCATTCCGCCCCGGCCCGCGTCTTGCCCGAGCCGCGCCCGCCCATCAGCAGCCAGTTGCGCCAGCAACCCTCCGGCGGCATCTGCTCCGGCCGGCCGACGAACTGCCAGTCACCCGACACCTCCCCCGCCTCGGCGTCATCGAGGATCTCCAGCTGCGAGAGAAGCCAGGCGCGATCCTCGTCATAGCTCGGCGGCATGGCGGACCTTCCACTTCTCGTCTGTGGGAGCGCCAAACCCTCCACTCGTCATGCCCGGACTTGATCCAAGACAAGCGAAGCGCCGTCGTCGCCCCGGGCATCCATACCGTGATGCCGCGCCGGACTGGGAACTTTCCGTCCACCACTCGGAAGTGCCGCACCTTCCCCCTCTCCCCCCTTGTGGGCGAGATGTCGGCGCAAGCCGACAGAGGGGGGGTAACCCTCGGCATAGTCCGAACCCGGCCGCATAACCCCCCTCTGTCACCTCCGGTGACATCTCCCCCACAAGGGG